CCTGACTTCTTGCCAATCATCTTGACCTTCATCTCAACATCATCAAGATTTTTAAATATATCACGTGTTGGAATATCAGTTAGCATACTGTCTACTCTCATACTAACCAATGCTTCACTAAGCTCTAGTGTCAAGTACAAAACATTCATGCCTGCTTCTGCCCAGTTGACTCCTAGGTTAGCCAAGAACAAACTCTTACCTGCACCCGAGCCACCTGCGAATATATTCAGTTCGCCTCTGTTGAACCCGCCGAACAGTTTCTTGTCTAAGCTCTTCCAACCCGAAGTAACCTGACCATTGTTATCTTTAATTGCTTCTAGTCTTCCTCTAGGGTCAGCAAAGTAATCTGTACCTAAGTCTTTTTGTAATCCAATCTGTACTGCTTTCTTAACAAGATCTTCTACAGGACCATACTCACCGCTTTCAAGTAAGTCAGCACTCTTAAGAATTGCTTCTTCTAATGCCTTGTGTCTACTAAAGGTTTCAAACTCTTGTAGTAACCAATCGTAATGGTTTTCTTGTAATTGTCCTGGATTTTTTAAATCACCGTTGGTTGCAGCATTTATTATTTCAAATGTAGGAAGTGCGTTGTGTTCGCTTACGTAGTCTGTAAGGAATTGTGCTGCTGACTCTAAACGCCTATCGAATGTCTTAGGATTAAACACACCTTGACATCTTACAAACGATGCTGCATCAGTAAGAAACATTTCGAGATATACCTTCTGTATATCGTATCCGTAATCTGTATTTTGTCTTGTCATGTGTATATTATATAGCCTCTTGTTGTATTAGTCAATGCTAAACAACCTTAACGTTGTAGTGTTTGGTAAATGCTTTAGCGTCGGCTTCATCATTTACAATAGGTTTGCCTTTGATATTAAGTGATGTGTTTAACAGCATAGGAACGCCAGTTTTAGTCCCCCATTGTTTTAGTAAACTATACAGCCCCGGATGATCTTGTTCTGTGACTGTTTGCACACGACTAGTATTGTCTGTGTGTACTATTGCAGGATAAGCTTCAGGATAACTACATTTTGCTGTTAGTTGCATATACGGACTTTGCCATCCTTTGGGTACATCAAAATATTCATGAACATTTTCTGCAAGTATAACAGGAGCAAACGGTCTAAACTCTTGTCTACGTTTTATTTTATTCACTTTGTCTTTTATATCTACTCCTCTTGGATCAGCAAACAAACTTCTATTGCCTAATGCTCTAGGACCAAACTCTGCTTTACCACAAGCAACACCTACTATTCTATCTCTTTCCAACGTTTCTATTGCTTCTGTTATTGGATAGCATTTAACAATGTTGTGTCCTAAATATGCACCTGGCCATTCTATATGCTTTCTACGTTTGTACAACACACTGCCTACAGCAGAACCAGCGTCACCAGGATTAGGCATTATCCAAACTTTATCAAATATTTCTTCAGCCCATCTGTTTGCCACACAGTTCAATGCACACCCGCCCATTAACACAACATTTTTACTAGTTATATTAAGTCTTGTCCATTCCAATATGTTTTTAAAGATGTATTCATATACTGCTTGTGTACCTGCGGCAATGTCGAACAGGTCTTGTTCAGATTGTAAATCTTGTCTCCACGTTTTACAGCCTCTATGTAAATTTTGTTTAAACTTTATTTTGGGAGAGCTAACACCTTGAGTCTCGAAGAAGTCGTCTAATATATCAGTGAACAATCTCATAGGATCGCCGTATGCTGCCATGCCCATTAAAATATATTCATCTTCATTGGGTTTTAGTCCTATACGCTGTGTCATAGCACTATACCACAATCCTAAACTATGGGGGTATCTCTGCGAAAACAGTTTAATCATGTTTCGACCGATACCTTGCCAAATAGTTAGTGTCTCAAATTCTCCAATTGAATCAATACATATGATCGAAGCGTCCACAAGCCCGCTAGTATAATAACCGGCGGCAGCATGACTCCCATGATGAGAACTATACTTAATTGGAGAAGATAGTCCGTAGCCTTGTAGATATTTTTTAATATTGTTTTCATTCCAAGTTAATCCCTGTCCTGCATAAAGTTGCCTTAAAGATTTTTTGTACGGATTTTCATACCAAACAATTTCGTCTGGTTCTCCGTACTGTAAAGCATCGTCTATGATTTTTTTATTTAAGTCTGGATCATTTTTTATGCCACTATAACGCTCGCTATGGCTAGCAAACTCTAGTTTGTTATTATTGAATACTGCTAATGCCGCATCATGGCTGTTAGCACTTACGCCCCAAGTAATCATTTGTATATGAATGGATCCTTTTCTTGTATTTCTTTTAGTTTTTTTCTAAATTCAATTTCTTCTTTTATCTTTCTATAAGGCCATGTAATCCAAGACCAAATCTTTTTTAACCAAACCATTTTTTTGCTCCTAGTCTAATCTTTAACGGTGACGACTCTGCACTAACCGCAATACTGTGTAGTGTATATAGTCTACCATACTGTTGTACAGCATCACCAATGTCAGTTATATCTTGCAACCAATTAGGCATACTAACTGACCATCCTAATTCTATTGCACGTTCTACAAGTTTTTTACCTGCTTTATCTCTATCAGGCACAATAATAATTTCTTTCTGTAATCTATTTAACAACAGTGCCTGTTGATCAGATATTTCTGATCCACCTAATGCACAACCTTCTATGTGTATAGCATCCAGTTGTCCTTCACATACTATAGCAAACAATTTAGAATAATGTTGTTCGTCGATGCCGTATACAAAGCCAGGTTGTACTTCAGTCAAGTACTTGGGCTTTTTGTCTGGGTTCACTGTACGTCCAGTCCAACCTACTACCCTGCCTTCAAAGTAAAAGGGTATGATCAATCTATCACGATACCCTATGCTTGGGCTCCAGTAATAGTCTGTATCATCTGTATTTAAATTACGTTCGGCCATGTATTCAAGTACAGCCATACTATACTTGTTGAAGTCTGTTATATCTGTAATCTTAACAGCATCATCTGGCAACGGAACAGTATTGAAAGTTGGTAGTTGGGCTATTTGTGTTTTGGCTTCAACCCCTTCATTTTCTCTCATAACCTCTAGTGCTACCTTATTGATTACATCGTCAGGTGCTCCCATCCATTGTAGGAGTTTACGCAGTTTATGTGAGAAGTTCCTGCCCGGTTGCCAAGATGCCTTGAAGCCGCAGTTAAAACAATGATAACTTATACCACCGTCTGAGTTACTAATAAGTCCGCCGCGTTGCCGTTTATCTGCACTTGTACCGTTGTGTATGCAACAGGGCGCATTGAATGATATCCATCCGCTAGGCGTTTGTTTGCGCTTAGGCGGCAAGAACATCATAATAGTGTCAGATACTATACTCATGTTGTTATTATATACGAAAAATAACAATTAGTCAAGTATAATTAATAGATTTTTTTAAGGTTGTAGCCAACAGGGGTTACTGTTCTTATTTCAACAGGAATACCATCCAAGTCAATAAATTGAAAATGTGTAGGAGTAACCTTTTTTATAGATTTTGCTTTATAGATTTTTGGAGACCAAGTTTCTTTTTTGACGCCATCAGCATCGGTTTCTATATGTGCAGGAAAGAATATTTCTATTTCATATTCTTCTAACCAAAATATTAACCACCATGCTTTTATTTTCTTCCACATATTATGTCCTTACTAACACTTTAGATACTTTGTCAGAAGGATTAGCATCACATTTAAATCTTATAAAACTAAACACGCCGTTATAATTAACAGGTGTAGGTTCTGTTTCAGATCCTGTAAATGATACTGATGTTATATCTGCCCATCTAGTACTGCCGGTTATTTGATTGTCTAAGGTTGCTTGGACAACAATGTTACCTTCATACTCCGCAGTATAAAATGCTGCTGTGTGTAATGCTTCGTTACCATTTCGTGCTGGTTGTGCAGAAATAGTTTCTGATACAAAAACATCACTGCCTACGTCTGTTTCAGTAAACGTTGATATAGTGTAACTGTCAGCTGGTCCAGGAAATGCCGAGCCGTCAACATATATTGTACCTTGGTTATCAAAATGACTATCTGTGTACGTCAATGTTTTTTCATTTGCACTGTCTAACAAGTAAACATTGTAACTAAGATACTGTTGTTTTAAATTTAAAAGATCATTCTCAGTTACAGTAATTTGAAATAGACCTTTAATATTACTTGATCCGTCACTAGTTACTACACCGTCTTTTTCTAATACTAATATATTGTTTTCATCAAACGCAACAAATTTAGGTGTATATAAATCTGTATTGATTGGTTTCTGATCAGCATTAAGTAACTTAAATTGTATTACGTTATCTATGCCTCTGTATAATTTTATTTGTCTTTGGTACACTGGTTTATACTCCGTTACGAATCCTGCGTCATTCACAGCAATCTCGATTCTGTTTTGAACTAAATATCTAGGTATAAGTTGCATATAAGTATTTATTTGAAATGTTATTAAAAGATATAGAAGAAAATTTTCCATTTATAAGTGTTGTAGAATATGGAGCTCAAGAACATATTGGTATTATCATAAACCAAGATGCTCAAGTAACCTCTATGTATAACTACGACAAAATAAAAACAGACGTAGAAAGAAAAGAATTTCTGCTTATGGGCGAGACTTGGTGGTGGGAAAGTAATCGACTTATACCTATTAACATATTCCTACGAAACGACATGACCCAATTTAGATATGCTATTCAAACAATGAACAGTAAAGATGTCAATGTCAAGTTTGGACCTGCTGTAAACTTAAATGACCTAGCTACAAAAAGAGTGAAAAGGCGCTCGGTCCAGTTAATAAGAAAAAACAAATAGTTTATATTTTTTGATATAAAAATGTTCGAGGCGGTATAACAGTATATTCGCCGATAGTATCTCTAACTGCTCTTTTAACCTCATCGTCATCGACATCGTGTCCAGTTAAAAATCCACCTTGTTTAATTTTAGGTAACCAAAGTTCGATATCTTGTTTTGCTTGATGATACAAATGACCTGCATCTATAAAAACTAAGTCTAATGAGTTATCATCAAAGTTATTGACAGAAGACTCACTTGTATCGTGTATTAACTGCAATTTGCCTGCATATTTTTTATGCAGTCTTTTCCATGACTTAGGAAACTTAACATGGTCAATAGCATAGTAATTATTAATTGTTTTACAATTATCTAAAAGATGTCTTGTAAGATGTCCAGAAAAAATACCAACTTCTGCTACACTTTGTATTTTTTCTTTGTTAATTAATTTTACAAGTTCGGTCATTCTAGAATCTTCACCTATTAAACTATCCCAGTATTCTAGTACATAACGTTCGGCTTCTTTTGGCAAAGTGCCGCCAGTACCAAATACTGTCCATATAGATTCTAGATACGATTTTATTGATTCTATGTCGGCATCAATCTTTATGCTATTAGAAGGAACACCGGTTGGGTTCTCAGGCGTGCCTCGATTGTTCTTAGCACGATTTTCTAAGATTAATGTTCCTTTAACTTTCTGTGCTGGCGGCGGACTACTATGTGACTTTTTAGGTTCGTGCGGTCGAAATTTGTTTATATCAATGAACGTTGGCATCAATCTTTTCTACTAATAAATTCATATGTACTACACAAGCCATAGCATATGATATAGCATGAGCTTTCTTAAAGTAGTAGGAGCCGTCAGTAGGTTTAATCCATACCTGTTCCATTATTGTTTCCCAAGTCTCGTTGAGTAAATGTCTCTTCGCTGGGCGTATTATCGCTAGCACTGCTGCCAGCTTCTCTACGCTTGTTGGACGCAAAGTGCGCAAGACGTCGTCGTGATTGTTGAGATGAAAGACGTCTTTTGAAAAGTTTTCGTGCTCCAGTAGTTCCCATAATGGCTCCTTGTTCATTAGTTCTGTGAGATGTTGTTCGTTTCTAATATCTTTATATATCGAAACATTAAGAAAATCTAGTTTAAAGTAACCGCGTTCTTCAGCAGTCTTGTGTTCTATTGTTGATAAATTGTCTACCGGGTTATGAGGAATCTCAGTAGCATACACACCAGTATTGTGTTTTTTGCCTGTATCTAATTTTGCAACACGATGTTGTAGTTTGTTTAATATAATGTCTCTGTTAGCAAAATCTATATCAATATCTGGCATTATAAATTACTCTCTTTTGCAACATCTTTTACTAATTGAACATCGCTAGTTTGACGTTTGAATCTCATTGCCCAATGCTTAGGGTCCATGATATGATAGATTAAAGTTAGTTGCTCATCGTTAAAGTTACTTAGCATTTCCTTACCGCTTTTACAGTTTAGGATGAGCCAAGGACTTATCTTACCATCTTTAATATGCCAGGCTGCACGATTTAAAGACACGTGACGAAAGTAGTGATTCCATGGTGCAGGTTCGTTTTCTTCAGCCCATTCCATCATAGTCACTATACTACGTTCAAGTGCTGTTTCTACACCCTCTTTGCATATTAGTTCAATGGCGTATTTTTCATACATTTCTTCTCTGCACCAATGATCTAATTTAACTCCACTAGTTACTACATAGTCAATATACTTTTCAGGATACAATGGCTTTACATTATTAATAAAACTTCCAAACTTTACAAATGCATTGTAGTAAGAACTTTTACAAAACTCTGAATATGTTTTTTCTTTCTTTGCGCCGGCACTTAATTTATAAAATCTACCAAATGCATAAAAGCCGTGTCGTACTCTTTTTTCATCTTTTTGCAAGTGGCGTCTTTTTTGTTCGCATACATGAACCAACAAAGTTTTTTCTCGCATATACCCAGTGCCGCAATACTCGCATACAAAAGGTTTTTCAGAGGGCGTTTTCGATGCCATGTTCTTCAGCCAATTGTTTGAGTTCTTTTTTTGTAGATATTCTAGCAAGTAGTTCCACCTCGTTCTGTTTCATATTTGGGTATATTTTTTCTAAGAGCTTAATTGCTTTACTGTTGCTCTTGCCTTTCTGTTTAAATCCAATCCATTTATGAAATTCAATTTTACCTGTGTTGCCTGCTTGGCATAACAATTGCCACTGCAACTTAGGATGGCGTGTGCCTAGCTCATTCCAATTTTTATTGTAGTACTCGTTTGTTTTAAACACAGCAAGAGCTTGTTTTTCGTAGTTTCCGTTTACACTAGAAACATACCGATTCAAAAGCCAGTAATTAATTGACTTGCGTTGTTCGTCTGTCAGCTCATCATATACAGACTTTGCACCCATATCAATAGCGCCTAGAATATCTTTTAAAATTAATTTATCAGTCATATGTGTAGTATACACTAAAGTTGTAGTACTGTCAATTGTTTTTATTGATGTCTACTTCTGCTGTAAGCACGGCTATTCTTCTAAATGCATTATATCTTGCTTCTTCTAGTTGTTGTATTTCCATACGCAACAATTGGTTTTCGCCTGCTAACTGTTTGCACTTGATTTTCAACTCATCAAGTTCTTTATGTAGATCTTCCTTAGTTGTAATATTATGAGTTTTCATTCTTTCTCGGGTTTGTCTTTGAAGTAATCGTAATACTCTTGCTCTTGGTCCCAATGCTTTCGAGACTCGATGATGTGTGGATGCTGGATACGTTCTTTGCGTTCACGTTCCTTCTTCTTATCTTCAGTGTCGTCCCAATCGTTGTTCATTGGTCCTCCCTCACTATATAGTACGTATTTACTAGTTTGGCTAACAATTTTTTTAAAGTAGGATTATTTACACTGCGCTCGCATAAATCTTGCCATTCGCTGTGACTTAAAAACTCTCCTTTTGCTCTTGCTACGCCCGCTGGATCTCCGCCAATTATCCATCTTGGTTTTTTGTTGTACGGAGGGTCTCTGTATCGTGCATAAACTACACCGTCAACACGTTCATATATCAAAGCCTGACCTGGAATCATTTTAGATCGAGCGTTGGCCAATAGTGCGTCTCCATATGTCATCGTGATTAAACTCAGCCCAATACAATTCAAATGCTACGCCTTTTTCCACACCTTCAAACTGATGAAACTTTCCAGGGCGGACTTGTGTAAACTCACCTGGGCCAAGAATTGTTTCGTCCACTAATCCTTCTTGATCTTCATCTTGCCAAGTGCGCACAATCATCTTGCCTGACTCTACAAAAAATCCGTTCCATTTGAATTTATGCATATGCTCAGAACACTTGTATCCTTTTTTAAATTCGATCCTGTGAAACTCCAGTACACCGTTAGCATGGATCAGCTCTGTCTGACCCCAAATCTTTCCTGCTTTCATTATTACTCCTTACAATAATTTTGAATAGTCTATTACTTCACTTTGCCTGCTTATATCTTTTACAAAGTATGCACATTCAGGCCCCTTACTGTTGTTAAGAGGAATAGTTAACAACTGTCCGTTTTTTAGTTTAGGAAAATACCATTTTACATCATTGTAAAAGTTTAGTATTTTTATTTCTTTAAAGTCCATTTTAAATCCGCTTAGTGGATTAAAAAGAAACGCTTCAAAGCCTCTATCGTTTAAACTAGTTAATGGTAGTACTTCTAAATCTAATCCGCTGTAACTATCTCCTACAACAATACTCCAATCTAACGGCATTGTAATTTCTTCCCCTCCAATGTCTAGTACCATTGCAGGCGCTGAGAAACTTTCTAAAAAAACTAAGGGGATAAAAAAGAAGTCAGGATTATTTGGGTCTGAATTGTCAAGTACACTGAATCTTACATCTTCTTCTAGTTGCTCAGGCAAATCTTCAAGCATAAAACATCTATTTTCTAAAGTTAATATTTTCATAATTTAATTCCAATCAATTTTTTCTATAGTAAAGGGATATTCTGCTTCCTTATAGAATTTTTTACGTTGTGTTAAATGTCGTTTTGCAAATTTGCACGTTGAAGTGATATCCCAAATTTGTACGAAGTCTTTGTCTTTTGCCTTTCTTACGCCTCTACCTATACTCTGTATTACCCTGACAAAACTTTTGCCAGGCTCAATGAGAACAAGATTAAAAATACGCGGTATGTTAATACCCACAGCCGCGACTCCGTAGGTAGCAATAATAACCTCATTAGTGCCTTCTTTAATTGTATCATATGTTTCTTTCCTATCTTTATTCTTAACAGAACCACTTACAAATGTACTGCCAGGTATTAGTTCAGCTAGTGCTTCGCCAGCACTAATTCTATCTACGAGTATAAGTGTATTGCCTGATTCTTTAACTGTGTTAAGCAGTTTGCCTATATATTCTACTCTGTCTTTGTTAGTAACAAGATACTTTAATTCTTCTTGATAATTTGAATGTGCTACTGTATCTAATAATTGACATACGTTGACATGACACTGTGCAAGTACACCTTTGTCTTGTAATTCTTTTGCTGAGATGTTACCAATTACAGGACCTAGACTAGCATGAATACTTTCAAACTCAAACTTCTCTTTAGGTACTGTACCAGTTAGTCCCCAACGTATCGGAGCGTTCTTTAAGTTACGTGTAAGCAAATTCTTTAGTACTTCTGCTTTGGCTTGGTGTACTTCGTCAACAATAATTGTACTTACACCATCTAAGAATTCAGCAAGTGATAACACTGCTTCTCCGTTCTTAGTTTTCTTATCCAGTATGTTTAGACTCTGCCAAGTACAAATAGTATGTGTACAGCCTAGCATCTTCCTGTCACCAAAGTACACACCTACATCGAGCCCACAGTTGATATAATCTTCTTCTGTTTGTTCTACTAACGATTTATTAGGAACAATCACAAGTGACCTACCGTATGGCTCAGTTATGTGTGAAAGTGTTGCTGTGGTAATTGTTTTACCAGCACCAGTAGCAATCTGTTGCAAGCTCTGTGGATTATTTAAAAAGTTATTGATTGCTTCTACTTGATAGTCACGTAGAATAATGTCTTCGCCTTCTGCTGGATGACCTTCGGGCCATACTACGCCTTGTTCTTTCCAGTATGTTTCTGTTCCTGGTGTAAAGTCTAATTGTACAGTATTTCTTCTATCTTCTATATCGGAAATTTCTACAGCATTCTTATTTAAAATGTCGCATATGATATCAAGATGATTAACGTATCCTGTTCCGCCTATACCAAAAAAAGCAACTTTACCATCCCATCTGCCTAACTTATATTGCGGCATATAACGTGCATATGGTACTTCAAACTTGAGTGCATTAGAAATCTTCCTTCTTATTTCTACAGGCAATCCTTCGAGCTTTACATTAACTTCGTCTTCGACTATTATTCTACAACTTGTCATATTTCCTCAATGGTAGTGTTATAACTTTCTATGGCCCTAGGCCACGAAAACATTGTGCTAGGCTGATTATCGTAATGAATAATTAAATCTGAAGTTGATACAAAATTTCTTGTCTTTTCATTCAGTCTAAAACTTTCGCTCATTAAAAATGCACTAGGACGCCACTGTTCTTTTACTAAAGGTTTCGGAACATTATTTTTATTAATATACACTATTTTTGTATTTTGTGCAACCGGATTATTTAGATTAGCTTCCTTTACAAACGTATTAAAGTTTATGTGATTGTCAGTAGTGTTGTCTAATCTTAATAACACACTGACATCTTTGTTGTCTATAACTTGTTTAAAACTATTATACCAAGTAATTAAATTATCAAATGCAGCTTTTTCGTCTACTAGTATTACTAATGGAAATCTATCTAATTCAGTAATACTAAACGCTAGTTGATCCACGCTCCAAGACTTTGGCTTAATTAGCACACTACTTTTATTTCTATTGATAATATTTCTACTTAGTACTGACAACTCTGATACACTTTTTTGTAAGTCGTGTGCATCAAAATACTCAAGGCCTAAACTTTTTTGCCTATCTTTAAACAAATATAAATTATCAATATTAGGTTGTCCAAAATCGTCGTGTAAGAATTTTAACGTATTTTCTTTTATATTTTTATATTCTAAATTATATATTCCAGGCACAAAATCT